AATCCTAACGATGTTATTACTATGTTAGCAATGATGAATCATGAAGACCCTGAGTGTCCATATGACATCTTATGTGGTCCGTATCCTAAAAAGTGTATTTCATGGGAAAAGATTACTCATGCAGTTAACCAAGGTGTTGCTGATGAGGATCCAGAGATCCTTTCTAAGTTTGTTGGAGATTATGTATTTAATCCTGCAGAAGGTGGAAATGAAATCAAAATCAGTGAACCTGCTGAAGTGTTAGAAGGTGGTACTGGTTTCATGATGTTCAAGAAGTCTACATTGCAAAAGTTTGCAGATGCGTATCCTAATATGCTCTACAAGCCTGATCATGTAAGAACTCAACACTTTGATGGATCAAGAGAGATTACAGCATTCTTTGATGCAGTAATTGATGATAAGCAACTTAATGTTGCTAATGAACTGGAAGCATTTTACAAAGAGAATGCAGAAGCTACGCCTGAGCAGGTTTTAGAGTTTGTTAAAGACAAGACTACATCTGCTATTGAAGGTAAGAGATACTCTAATCGATACTTGTCTGAAGACTATATGTTCTGTCAGTGGGCAAGAAACATTGGTATTAAAGTATGGCTGTGTCCTTGGATGGAACTTCAACACATGGGTTCTTTTGTATTCGGTGGATCGTTAAAAGACTTAGCGTCCATTGGAGCTCCAGCAACTGCTGATCCTGGAAAGGTAGGCAAGAACAAAGCAATGTAAGCACTAAGTTTAGTGTTTGTATATTAAATGGAAATTATATTATGAAATTGAGTGAAAGTACTATTAACGTCTTAAAATCATTCTCTGTTATTAACACAGGGATTGAATTGCAACCAGGGAATGTGTTGAAGACAATCTCGCCTCAGAAGTCTATTATGGCTAGAGCTGAGTTGCCTGATACCATTCCAGCAGCTGGTTGTTTTTATGAGCTGCCTAGATTCCTAGGTGCACTAACTCTCTTTGACCAACCTCAGTTGGACTTCAATGAGAAATATGTTACTATCAGAGATGCCAAAAGAACTCTGAACTATACGTTTGCGGATCCGCAAATGATTGTTACCCCTCCAGCTAAGGAAGTAGAACTACCTTCTGTAGATGTTGAAGTCAATCTTACTTGGACTGACATTAACAATACTATGAGAGCAGCTAGTGTTATGTCCCTACCAGAGATTGCAATCACAAGTGATGGATCCACAATCAACATTGAAGCAATCAGTAGCAAGAATCCAACAGCTGACAAGTATGCAACTGTTGTAGATAACAATGCTAGTGGCAAGGTATTCAAGGCTGTGTTCAAATTGGAGAACCTTAAGCTAATGAATATGGACTACACAGTCCAGTTGTCCAGCAAAGGTATCGCTAAGTTTACTTCCATGAACAATAAAACATGGAAGGATGAGAAAGTTGAGATTCAATCTATTCCTCAACTGACTTATTGGATTGCAACAGAACAACATAGTTCATCGTTCGAGTAGGCCTATGCTAGAAAATTATCTTTGGTGTGAGAAATATCGCCCCGGTGTACTAGCAGATTGTATTTTACCAGACGAATTAAAGAATACATTCCAAAAGTTCATCGACAATAAAAACATCCCTAACTTATTGTTATCAGGATCTGCTGGTGTTGGTAAAACGACAGTGGCAAAAGCTATGTTAGATGAACTTGACGCTGACTACATTGTAGTTAATGGTTCATTGCATGGTAACATTGATACGCTAAGAACAGAGATAATGAACTTTGCTACAACAGTATCGTTTAGTGAAGGACGTAAGTACGTAATATTGGATGAGGCTGATTACCTTAATCCACAATCCACACAACCCGCTCTTAGAAACTTTATGGAAGAGTATTCTAAAAACTGTGGATTCATACTAACATGCAATTTCAAGAACAGAATCATTGATCCACTACATTCACGTTGTAGTGTTATTGACTTTACATTTCCAAGAAAACTAGCACCTAAACTTGCTGGTGACTTCTTTGTTAGAGTGAAATCAATACTCAACCAAGAACAGGTTAAGTATGATGAGAAAGTGTTAGCTGAGATTATTCAGAGACATTTTCCTGATTGGAGACGTGTTTTAAACGAGTTACAGCGCTATTCCGTGAATGGGATCATTGATACAGGATTACTAGCTAACTCCTCTCAGAACGCATTTAATTCGCTTCTAGCCCTGCTAAAAGAGAAGAAGTTCAGTGACATGCGAAAGTGGGTTGCACAGAACTTAGATAGTGATCCAACAAGTATTATGAGACAACTGTATGACCATGCCAGTGAGAAAATAGATCCAAAGTCTATACCTCAATTGGTCTTACTTATTGGTGAGTATCAATACAAGTCTGCCTTTGTAGCTGACCAAGAAATTAACTTAGTTGCGTTCTTAACGCAAGTGATGGCAGAAATCGAATTTAAATAGGAGACAATATGCCTTATGTAGAGAAGGTTGGTGTCGAGGGGGTCAAGGATCAGATTGATCAATGGTATCATGTGATGCATGATCAAAACCTCGATGGGTATACTTGTAGAGCTTGTAAGAGAAAAATTACTGAAGTACTGGAAAAAGCCAAACAAGCATTAGTAGATGCACCGGAGTATGTAGAGGACTAAGATATGAAAATCAAAGTAGCAATTATGGGATATGGGTTTGTTGGTAAAGCAACAGAATATTTCTTAAAAACTTATTGTCCTAATGTTACAGATATTCAAATTCAAGATCCAGCAATGGACTTATGGGTTGAAGATTGGGATAGAGTAGACTACACATTCATATGCGTTCCTACTCCTCAACAAGATCGTAAACTTGATATCTCATATGTTATAGATGCATTGAATAGTTGTTCTGGTAAGCCTATTGTAAGAAGTACAGTAGGACCTGAACAAGTCAATCATTTAAATAGTATTAAACGTATTATTTTATGGCCTGAGTTTCTAAGAGAAAAGACTTGGAAAGAGGATACTGATAACAGTACGCAAATAATTCTTGGGGTTGGATTTCACATTCCTAATGATCTGTTTGCTCTTTGTGGTAGAAGAATAAAAACTACTGATCTGATTGAAGCATCGTTATTTAAAATGTCACGTAATGCTATGTTGGCAGCTAAAGTAGCACAAGCTAATATGTTATATGATTTGTGTCAGAAGTTTGCAGGTGTTGAATATAACAATATCAAAGAACTTTTAATTTCTGATGGCACATTAGGTACAACGCACTTTGATGTTCCTGGACATCATGGTAGAGGATTTAGCGGTAAGTGTTTACCAAAAGATACGACGCACTATGAAAGCCTATTTAAAGAATTAAACCTATACACGGAAGTATTGGATTACAATGAAACCCTTTGATTTTGTTAACAGCATAAACTTTACAAAGAAAAATATGATGCGAGGTACAGAGAATGATGACCTTGCAGAGAAAAGTTATGTCCCATATTTAACAAATAAAGCGTTATCATATCACACAGACACATTATTATATGCAAATGAGATTAACCGTCTTCACTTTTTAGACAATAAACTTCAATATGAGTTTTACCTAAATACTCTTAGAAAAAAGAAAAGGTTTGCGAAGTGGGCGAAAGCAGATAGTAATGATGATATAGAAATGATTTCACAATATTTCAACTATTCACCATCTAAAGCTAAAATTGCTCTCACCATACTTTCGAAAGAAAACCTTGAAGAAATAAGAGAAAAGGTTACTCGCGGTATTGAAAATGATAGACATAACTAGCTTAATTGAAATTAAACTTAAGGATCCAGAAGACTTCCTTAAAGTCAAAGAAACTTTGACACGTATAGGTGTGGCATCTAAAAAGACAAACACCTTATATCAATCATGCCATATTTTACATAAGCAGGGACAATATTATATCGTCCACTTTAAAGAATTATTTTCGTTAGATGGTAAAGCATCTGATTTTAATCAAGATGATATATCAAGACGAAATACGATAGCGCTTTTACTAGAAGAATGGAACCTTGTAGAAATTGTTAATAAACAAATGACACAGCCAGCTGACAGTATAAGTTCTATCAAAATTATTCCACACTCTCAAAAGGGAGATTGGAATTTGGTTGCCAAGTATAACATTGGCAAACGAAAATAGGGTCAGGTCCATCCAACTTGGCCGGCCTGCGAGCGATGTTCCTGGCCCGACCTATTGACATTAACACACATACACACAGGAGGAAATTATGTCAACACCAAAATCTGGATTTGAAATCCGAGCAGACTTGTTAAAGCAAGCACAAGAACTTCTTCAAGATAATAAGTATAGGAAGATCGATTACTATCACGCACAAGTATCAAGAGCAATGGATCAAAAGGATGTGAACTATCCTGACTATCCTATGGATTGCTTGAATGGTATTAACTCTGCTGATATAATCACAGTTGCAAAACAATTTAACGAGTTTGTTAACGAAAAGTAGTTGATTTTAAATCTTATTGGGTGAGATAATATAAATAATAACGAGTGCTCATAAGAGGCTCGAAATTAAACTTCGCTTAGAAAAGGAGGAAACATGACAATCTACGAAGAACCATTTGGTCGTTTCAGACCGTTTGGTATTGGCTTTGATGAAGCCTTTCGCCAATTAGATAAACTGCACGCAACTACAACAGGTAACTACCCGCCCTACAATATTGTAAAGGTGGATGAGGAAAACTTCCTTGTTGAAATTGCAGCTGCTGGATTCGCTAAAAGCGACTTTGATATCACTCTTAAAGATGGCTCATTAACCATCGCAGCAAAATCTGAAAAAGAGGATGCTAAAGAGTATATGCATAAAGGTATTGCAGCTCGTTCTTTTGAAAGAACATTTGCATTAGCTGAGCATGTTGATGTTAAAGGAGTATCTTATAAAGACGGTATTCTGTTGGTTGAATTATCTAAAGTAATTCCTGAAGAGGAAAAACCCAAGAAGTTCACTATCAAGTAATCAAAAGGGGGGACTACAATGTCCCCCACTTTTTATACAATCCTTTCAGTATTGTATCTACAGGTTGTGAACCCTTCATTGTGTTCAATGATGAACGAGGAATCTAAAGATCGTTTAACCTTTATTTTGCCTCTTACTTTATTAGGGCAATGTCTAGGATTGATTGGTACTCCCATGTAGATCCTTTGATCTTTCATGTGGAAGTATATTTTGTCATCTTTCATGATGACAATTTTATCTAAGTCTTTTGGCTTTATCTCGTTGCCAGCAAATGCTAAACTAGGTAAGATAAGCATTAATGGTGGAACAAGCCAACCGGCTAGTAAATATTGTATATGTTTCATATATACCTCCTATATAAGTATATATGTGATATATATCCTTGAGGAAATAAAAAATGGCTAAAAAAGAGAAAGAATCCCACTTATTGGTAAAAATAAATAGGGACGACAAGTATGAATTCTATGCATTGTGCAAAGAACTAGATACACACGCAAGTAGAGAGATAAGACGATTCGTGCGTGAATTTATTAAGGAGCATTCCAAAAATGGACATGAAAAAACTTAGAGAAGAGATTGAGTATGATGAAGGCGTTGTTAGCAAAATCTATCTTGATCACCTTGGTTATCCCACATTTGGTATTGGCCACCTCGTTAGAGAGACCGATCCCGAACATGGGCTACCCGTTGACACGCCTGTGTCTGAAAAAAGAATAGAAGAAGCATTCCAACAAGACATGAATTGGGTCGAGTCGGATTGTGTAAAAATGTTTGCAGAGTTTAGACAGTATCCTGAAGAGGTACAGAGAGTTATTGCAAACATGATGTTCAACTTAGGATTTACCAGATTGAACAAGTTTAACAACTTCAAAGCAGCAATCAGAGATAATGATTGGAAACAAGCTGCAGTTGAAGGACGCGACAGCAAATGGCATAAACAAGTCACTAACAGAGCTGAGCGTTTAATGGTAAGGTTGGAAAATGTCTAAAATGTTATTACAAGCACTTAAGAAAAAATTAGAAGGTGATATGGCAGTAGCTAGAGCCAATATAGAAGTCTACAAAAAAGATTCTGTTGGTATCGGCGAACACCCAGAAATCGTACAAGCTATTGAAATTGAACTTAGCAAGTACAGTGAAGCAGCAGATAAGTTAGGAAACTTAAATCAGATTTTACAAGAAACTGAACCAACATTTATTCAAGAATGAAAATTAAAAAAATTGAACACCATCAAATGGATATCATCCGTGAGTATGATTTAGATGAAGAATTGCTAAGTGAATGTAATCTTACAGAAGATGACGTTTATGACATAATTGCTGAAAGTGATGATGTTCCACCTGAAAAGTATGATGACTTTTATAATCTAATATCTGAAGCAGAACCAACAGACATTGAAGAGGATCTGTGGACAGATAGAAAAGGTGGTTATGATATCAGTTATATTATAGAGGACTAAATGCTAAAATGGCTTAACGGTGACGTTAGCGATAAAGGTAAAATAGGCATTACGTTTGGCTGTATGGATCTGCTACATGCTGGTCATGTAGCAATGTTAGCTGAAGCAAAACAAGTATGCGATTATCTTATCGTTGGATTACAGAATGATCCCTCAGTCGATAGACCTGAGAAAAATAAACCTATACAATCTATCTTTGAACGGCAGTTACAAATTACAGCATGTAGATTTGTTGACGAAGTCGTTGTTTATAATACAGAAGCCGATGTTCTTGACATACTAAAAACGTTACCTATTGATGTTAGAATCATAGGCAGCGATTATGTAGATAAAGATTTTACTGGAAAAGATTACTGCGTTGACAACAATATTGATATTGTGTATAATAGCAGAGATCATTCATTCAGTACAAGCAGCTTAAGGGATAGAGTTAAAAATTCATGAAGTTTTATACAAACATAGTTCAAAACAACAATGTAATTCTTGAACGATATATTGAAGATGGTGTACAGAAACAACGTGAAGTTCCATACATGCCTACATTGTTTGTTAGTTCTGTAAAACAAACTCCATTCAAAACTATCAAAGGCGAGAACGTTGAACCAAAGATGTTCAACAGCATTAGAGAAGCTCGTAATTACATTCAAGAGCATAACAACATATCAAACAAGCCAATCTATGGTATGCAACAATTTGCTTATGCATACATCAATGAAGAGTATCCGGAAAGAGACTTTGATGTAAATCAGCTTACCGTATTCAACTTTGATATTGAGACCAAGTCTGATGAAGGATTTCCTAACATAGCAGAAGCTGATAAAGATATTCTGTCAATTGCTGTAAGATGCAAAAATCAATCATACATTCTTGGTTTAGATGAATACAAGCCTAGCGGTGATGACATCTACATTAAATGTTCATCAGAAACCGATCTACTTCTAAAGTTCATTGAACTGTGGGTAAGATGTAACCCAGATATTATTACAGGTTGGAACATAGAGATGTTCGATATTCCTTATACCGTTAATAGAATTAGACGTAGAGTTGGCAAAGAAGCAGCAGATAGACTTTCACCTTGGGGCATGGTTAGAGATAGACATATTCCTACAGCTGCATCAAGAGCTAACAATGATGACACTCCTAATGCAAAAGATATTATTGGTGTCACGGTTCTTGATTACATGAATCTATACAAAAAGTTTACATACTCGCAGCAAGAAAGCTACGCACTAGATTACATTGGTGAAGCAGAACTAGGTGAAAAGAAATTAGACTATAGTGAGTACGGAACGCTCAATGAACTATACAAACAAGACTATCAGAAGTTCCTAGACTATAACATCAAAGACGTTGTGCTTGTTGAACGACTAGATGACAAGATGAAGCTAATTGAGCAAGCATGTACAATTGCATACGATGCTGGTGTCAACTTGGTAGACTCGTTGACGTCTGTGCGTATGTGGGACGTTATTATTCATAACTATTTGTATGCTAAGAACATTATTGTTCCCCCTAAGGAACAAGTTGATAAAGATTTTCAAGTAGAAGGTGCTTACGTTAAGGATCCACAAACTGGATTACATAACTGGGTTGTATCGTTTGACTTAAACAGTCTGTACCCTCACTTGATTATGCAATACAATATCTCACCAGAAACGTACGTTAGAGATATTGGTCAAAGACCCACTGCAGATGAAATTATAGGTGGGCTATATAACAATGAAAACATCAGAAAGTATATGGACGACCATAACGTTACAGTATGCGGTTCAGGTGCCATGTACACAAAGGACTTCCAAGGTTTCTTACCTAAGCTGATGGAAACAATGTATAATGATCGTGTGAAATGGAAGTCACGAATGATCGAAGCAAGGAAACAATATGAAAAACAACCTAGTAGAGAACTTGAGTACGAGATTGCAAAATGCAACAATATGCAAATGGCTAAGAAGATCCAGCTTAACTCAGCATACGGTGCTCTTGGTAACCAGTATTTTAGATTTTTTGATACAAAGTATGCTGAGTCTATTACACTATCTGGCCAGCTTTCGATTAAGTGGATGGAGACTCACCTCAACAAGTTCCTTAATGCAAAGCTTCAGACGGAAGCAGTTGATTATGTCTTGGCGGTCGATACAGATTCGTTATATGTTACTCTCGACGAGCTGGTCAATCAATCGGGTATTGATACGACTGAAAATAGCAAAGTGGTGGACTTCCTCGACAGAGTGGCTACAGAGGTCCTTGAGCCGTTCATAGACAAGAGTTACTCCCAACTTGCAGATTACGTTAATGCGTATGAGCAAAAGATGGTAATGAAGCGAGAAGCAATCGCTCGTAATGGTGTATGGACTGGAAAGAAACATTACATCCTTGATGTGTATGATAATGAGGGCGTCCGATATGCTGAACCTAAACTTAAAACAATGGGCATGGAAGCAGTACGATCGTCTACACCTAAAATCGTTCGTGAAAATTTAAAGAAAGCCTATGGCGTTTTGTTACGTGAAGGTGAGAAAGCTCTTAGAGAATTTATTGATAACTTTGAGAAAGAATTTAGACAATTGCCATTTGAGGACGTGTCTTTTCCAAGAGGATGTCGATTCATTAAAAAATGGGAAAGTGCTTCAGACATATACAAGAAAGGTACGCCGATCCATGTTCGTGGAGCATTACTATATAACAAACTAATAGAAGAAAAGAAATTAACTAAGAAATATAATAACGTATTTGAGGGAGACAAGATTAAGTTCTGTTACATGAAGTTGCCTAACCCTCTTAGAGAAAACGTTTTTGCTGTTCCAATGGTACTTCCACCAGAACTACAATTGGATCAATATGTGGACTATGAGAAACAATTTGATAAAGCATTTAAGGAGCCATTAAATAACATTTGTGAATGTATGGGGTGGTCATTAGAAAAGCAGTTCACTCTTGATGATTTCTTTGTATAAATAGGACTATGGCAGAAAAAAACTTACATGACTTAAGTACTTTTGATTTTGGGTTTAGTGTTGTAGACGCTGACGAGTTGGATGCTGTCCAATCTGTTAAGCAAGAAGCTGCAAGTGCAGCGTCTACATCAGCTGAATGGCAAGCACAAGCAGAAGAGTGGCAGGCAAAAGCTAATGCCATTTACGGTGCTATTGTTCCTTTGTTAAACAATCTTCAATCTAATGAAGAAAAGGAATATATCTATTGGCCTAATCGATCTGTTAAGATTGATCAGTTTAAACTAAAACTACAACAAGTATTGAATGATTAATTACTTAGCTATATTTGCATCATTGTGTGTGGCAACAGTTGCTGCATACTATTCTATCGTTGGACTTTCAACAATATTTTCTGGTGCATTTTGGTCAGTTGTGATAATGGCATCAGTACTAGAGTTCGCAAAAATTATCACAGCAGTTTATGTTCATTTACGTTGGAGTGACATAAACAGAGCATTCAGATATTATTTAACTGCTGCAGTAATTGCTTTGATGTTAATTACGTCATTAGGTATATTTGGTTTCTTATCAAAGGCACATATAGACAGTCAAACAGCATCAGCAGACAACTCAATAGCAATTGAATTAATTGATGGTCAAATACAAAGAGAACAAAAAGTAGTAGATTACGTTGACTCTCAGTTTAATCTCTTAGATAATGCATACGAGGAATGGATATCTAAAGGATACATTACGAGGGCACTAAATGAGCGAGACAAACAATCAGAACAAAGAGAGCAACTTAGTGGACAACAAAATCAAGCTACAGAAAAAATTAATGAGCTTGTACTTAGAAGATCTGAACTCGAGCGAGAAGCTGTTAGACAGGAAGCTGAAGTTGGCCCAATCAAGTATGTTGCAGAAATTGTGTACGGTGACGATGATGATCGTATTGATGATGCTGCTCGTGTTCTTATCTTGGTATTGATATTTGCATTTGATCCGCTAGCGCTTTTATTGTTACTAGCAAGTACATCTGTAATTTATAAAGAGAATAACCACATTCCACCTATCATTGATGAAAGTGATATAAATGATTTAAGGGAAGGTACCGCCGTTTCTGTTAAAGAAATAAATGAGTACATTAGGAAAAAAAGAGAATACTTCCCTAAGAAAAAATAACTGAAGGACATTATGTGTAGCGTTGAAGGCTTTACTGGTAAGCATGATTTTACCATTGAACAATTTACAAAATTTAATAAATGTAGAGGACCTGATGATACAACGTATTTTCAAGATTCGTTATTATCATTAGGGCACAATCTACTATCGATATCACCAAATTCTACTCCAAAACGACAGCCCTGGATATGTCCAGGAGGACAAATTCTTACATGGAATGGTGAGATTTTTGGACTAGAAAATAATCAATTTGATACAGAAGTGTTTGGTGAAATTATATCCAAGTACTCTATTGCTAAAATGAAGCATAATATTAATTGGATGGGTGCAGGAGTTATATACGACCCAGCAAAGTATCGTCTTACATTGTTTAGAGACCATTTTGGAATTAAACCTTTATACTTCATTGAGCATCAACAAAATATTTTCTTTTCTTCAACAGCAAGACCGCTATATGCAGTACTTCAAAGTAAAGGAATTCAAATCCAAAAGGACAAAGATCACTTTAGATCGTTTCAAGCTAATGACAGACATATGTTTGGCATGTATACGCCCGTAAATCGCATTCAAAGATTGGCGCCAGGTCAAGTATTGGTATGGGATGTTAGAGAAGGTAAATTTGTAGGAGAAGACAATCTCTGGGGACAAGATCCTAAAAAATGGAATCTTCGTATGAATATGAATTGGATCCCTGAGAAATTAGAACAAAAGTTTGTAAAAGGAATAACAGAAGTATGTAATGCGCCTGGAATAAAGAAAACTATTTCGTTAAGTGGCGGTTTGGATAGTACGTTGATAGCATCTATTGCAAAAGATTTAGATAATATAGACGTCCAGACAGTTAAATATGAAAACTTTACTCCTGAACAAGATGAAACAATCAACGAAAATATGTTCTTTGAATGGGACCTTGCTAAAAGGACAGCAAAGAAATTTAATCTTCCATTTCATACAACCAAATATCCGTATGATAATAATAAAATAGTTAAGTATGGACAATTTGCACTGTCTATTCCTCAGTGGGACAGAAATAGATGGACAACAAGATTTGCAAACATAAGAGCAGCTGCAGATAGAGGATCTAAAATATATATTGTTGGAGATGGTGCTGATGAACTATTGACTGGATACAACGGTGATTATGATTACTTTGTGGAAAGAAAAAGACCAAGGATGAATAAAGAAATCATCGATGAATATGCTAACCGTGATTTTAAATGGTGGCACCTTAAAAGAGTTACGCCGCATTGGTTGTTTGGCGATGATGTAATTAACAATCGTTTGTTTACTAGAATATTCCAGCACGTTGATTCTTTCTGTACGACAGTAGATCATATGTGTGGTAATTTTGGAATGGAAAGTAGAATGCCATTTTTACATCAAGAGCTTGCCAAATTTTTGTTAAAAATACCAGCGGTTGATAAGCTCCATGTTCCGTTTAGTTATAGTGAGAATCATAGACATATGTACAAAGGTCATTATAAAATAATGATACGTGATTACATGAAAGCATACATTCCTATGCATATTCGTAAAAGACATAGCAAGATAGGATTCTCTACTCCATGGAATGCGAGGGACGATGCAAGAAATCAAGCGTTAGCAAAAGAGGATTGGAGATTATTACAGTTACAAGCAGAGAAGTTTTTTAACTTTGATGTTGATTTTAAAAATGAATGGGACGATAATAGCGAATCAGTTAATGACAGTAGAATTACTGTAGACCTAAGTGGAGATTAGTATGGGTGAATTTTTTAGAAATTTTGTTGAGGATCTTAAGGACGAGGATACTTCTATTGCATCAGATGGTTTAGCTGCTGGTGAGTTTAGTGGCACAATAGATTCTGGTTCATATATCCTTAATGCATTGTTAAGTGGATCCTTGTTTGGTGGTATTCCTAACAATAAAGTTACTGCATTTGCAGGAGAATCAGCTACAGGTAAAACGTTCTTTGTGTTAGGATGTGTAAAGACATTCTTAGAATCTAATCCTGATGCTGGCGTAATGTATTATGATACTGAAGCAGCTGTTACTAAGGATATGATGGAAGCAAGAGGAATTGATACTTCTCGCGTAATCATTTCAGAACCTCAGACCATTCAAGAGTTTAGACATCATGCACTTAAGTCTATTGACCTGTATGAAAAAACTCCTAAAGATAAGAGACCTCCATTCATGTTTGTCTTAGATTCTTTAGGGCTACTCTCTACTACAAAAGAATTAGAAGATATCTCTGAAGGTAAAGAAACTAGAGATATGACCAAAGCTCAAGTAATCAAAGCTGCATTTAGAGTACTTACACTTAAACTTGCAAGAGCTGGCATACCAATGTTAGTAACTAACCACGTATACGAAGTAATTGGAAGTTATATTCCACAGAAAGAGATGGGTGGCGGTACTGGACTTAAGTATGCTGCAAGCACGATTGTGTATCTCGGCAAGAAAAAAGAAAGAGATACCACTACAAAAGAAGTTGTTGGTAATATTATCAAAGCAACTACTTACAAATCAAGATTGTCTAAAGAAAATGCTACAGCAGAAGTTCTGTTAAGGTATGACAGTGGTCTTGATAAACATTATGGACTTATTGAGTTAGCTATTGAAGCTGGCTTATTTGAAAAGAATGGGTCTAGGATTGTGGCTAATGGTAAAAGCGTATACGCTAAAAACATTCTTGGTAGTCCAGAAGAATATTTTACTACTGAAGTCCTCAATGAACTAGACAAATTTGCACAGGAGAAATTTAGTTATGGTTCCGGATCCCAAATGGCATCTGAGGATATCGTTAGTGAAGAGTCTGCTTAGAATAGCAGCTGGATTTGCATTAATCGTTCACAACTTTCTTATTGCAGGCGTATTATTCATAGTCGCTGAAGCATTAGGTATCCTTGAAGAGCTTGTATGAGTATAGCAGATATTAAACACAGAGGTCTTTTTAGAGTAGATTTATTACGAATAGTATTAGATTTGCCTCACAAAGAGATCTCTGAGTATCTTATTGAATCTAGCAAAGATTGGGAAAGGTATACAACATACCATGATGCTAAATTAAATAAAAAAGTGCTTGAAGGTATGCCTGGATATCAAGATATGATTAATGATATCACAAAAGCATCGCACGAATTTGTTAAGAGAACCAAACGTAAACCATTCATAGACGATGATGACGTATTCATATCTGCATGGGTAAGTATCTATGATGAACACGATCAACATGGTTCACATTTTCACCCCAAGTCTCTTATAGCTGGAACATACTATCCACAGACAAGTTCGGAAAGTTCTGCCATTACTTTAGAATCTCCGTGGACTAATTTTACAAGTCATGATACAATACCATTTGAGGAGTTGTTGTTTGACTATAAACCTAATCCTGGCGATATGTTATTATGGCCAGCGTGGTTGAACCATAGAGTGTCACCACAAAAGAAATCAGATACAAAAAGAATAGCAATTTCATTTAACATAGATTACCAGAGATATCATCAATGATTGAGAAACAGATACTAGCAGGACTTATTAATGATGAACAATATACTCGTCAAGTTCTTCCGTTCTTAAAAGAACATTATTTTGGTCAAATAGATCAAAAGCTAGTATTCAAGATTATTACTCAATACTTTGAGAAGTACAATGCACTACCTAAGAGAGAAGCGCTATCAATTGAGATAGAACAAGTAGCAGGGGTAGATGATAAAACCATACAAAGTGCATTACAGACTGTTAACGAATTACCTACGACGGATGTCGATGAATGGCTAGTTGATCAAACAGAGACTTTTTGTCAAGATAAAGCAATCTACAATGCAATCATGTCTGGCATTGAGATCATAGAGAAGACCCCTGATAATAAAGGACAACTTCCTGGGCTATTGCAAGAAGCATTGCAAGTGAGTTTTGATAACAGCATTGGTCACGATTTTATTGATGACGCTGATAGACGATATGAGTTCTATCATCAAGAAGAAACTAGAGTTCCTTTTGACCTAGATATGATGAACAAAATTACTAAAGGTGGATTACCAACAAAAACGCTTAATATTATCCTAGCAGGTACTGGCGTAGGTAAGTCATTGTTCATGTGCCATTGTGCAGCAGCTAACATTACAGAAGGCAAGAATGTATTATACATCACAATGGAGATGGCAGAAGAAAGAATTGCTGAAAGAATTGACGCTAATTTATTAGACGTAACTATGGAAGACCTCAATGTATTACCTAAGTCAGCCTACGATAAGAAAATGGCAAGACTAAAAGAAAGGTGTACAGGTAAATTAGTAATTAAAGAATACCCAACAGCAAGTGCAAATGCTAATCACTTTAGACATCTGATTCAAGAACTAAGAACAAAAAAGAACTTTAAACCAGATGTAATATATATTGACTACCTCAACATATGTGCATCGTTTAGAATTAGAGGAGGCGCAAATGCAGGATCGTATGCCATTGTCAAAGCGATTGCAGAAGAATTACGAGGACTGGCTGTGGAATGCAACGTGCCAATCATCAGTGCGACACAAACCAATAGACAAGGGTTCTCAAGCTCTGATATTGGTTTGGAAGATACGTCGGAGTCTTTCGGTCTACCGGCAACAGCTGACTTCATGGTGGCACTCTCGCAAACAGAAGAACTTGAACGATTAAACCAATACATGGTCAAGCAGCTTAAGAATAGATTTGCTGATCCAGCTTATCATAGAAAATTTGTTGTTGGTGTAGATAAGTCTCGTATGAGACTTTATGATGTAGAGCAGAGTGCTCAGAAAGAAATTATTGATGATACGCCTTTATTTGATAGAAGCGATTCGTCAAAGAACTTAAAAAACATATTTGACGATTTTAAATGAAAATATTAACAACATACCTAGGACATGAATCTAACATAGTAACTTACATAGATGGTAAGATTACTATCTTTGAACTAGATAAACTTTTAGGTGAAAAATGGACAAAAGTAGCTACTAAACCTGTAGTAGAAATTTGTAATATATTTGAACAGGTGTTTGATATTATTGGCACTAATTCATTTGATCTTTGGGTTAATGGATCCATTGGTGATGAAGGGAACGGTAATGGAGACGTATGGGCTACTAAATTCAAAAAAATCATAGATTACAAGAGACATATTAACGGCCCTGGACACCACTTATGTCACGGTTTCAGTTCTTTTTATCAATCTCCGTTTGAAAAAGCATTTGTTATCTCTAGTGACGGCGGAGGTAATGATGGCGTATTTAATATGTACAGAGCAGATAGACAAAATGGCCTTCAATTATTTCAGCGAATAGATAGGTTTGATTTTGGAACAATCTATGCTCTGTTAGGATGTTTAAGTAAAGAGATTACTGATACTACTGGACATTATTTAGATGTAGCAGGTAAAGCAATGGCATTAGCTAGCGTAGGTCATGATCGTAGTAGAGATGCAAAGTTAAGAAATTTTATTCAAGACTTATACACCGGACAACCTTTTAGTAATTTTAATGCATATGTTGGTTTAAATAAACAGGCGCACAACGTTAATGTGGCTGTAGGCAATCATGTAAAAGCTAAATTCCAATCTATAGAAGATAACAGTTTATCAAGACAAATCTGTGAAATAAGTCAGACGCAACTTGAAAATAAGTTTAATTCAATAGTCACTGACAGATCGTATGAAATATTCTCTCGATACGATGGTAATCTAGTTCTTACTGGCGGTGTTGCAATGAACGTTGTGAACAATCAAAAACTAAGAGATAAGCAAGGTGTTGATTTATTTGTTCCATGTAATCCTAGTGATAGAGGTCTTGCGTTAGGACTATTGTATTGGTATCTACATTTGACTGGTATGGAAATTCCTAGAGGTTCACAACACTATGCAGGACCTCCATTAATAGCTGATGGTCCTATTGATCCATCTAAAAGAAAGACATCAATCAAAACAATTGCAAACATGCTTAAAAAAGGTGCTATCCTTGGTGTAGCAGAAGGCAATGGTGAAATAGGAATGAGAGCTTTAGGTAGACGATCAATCATTTGTGATCCAAGCATTCCTGGAATAAAAGACAAAATTAATGCTGAGGTCAAAGGAAGAGAATGGTTTAGACCATTTGCACCGATAGTATTAGAAGAACACTTAGATGGATTCAAGTCATCCTCATTTGATAACTTAGAATATATGGCTTATGCTGTTCCAGTAACAGATGAGTTTGCTGAGAAGTATCCTGCTGTATGTCATGTGGACAATACAGCCAGAGTTCAATTATGTGATGATGAAGATAGCACAGTATACAAAATTATGAAAGAATTGGGAACACCATTGCTAAACACCTCTTTCAATATTCAAGGGCAACCTATAATTGCTCGAGAATCAGAGGCATTTGATATGTTAAACAGTGGCGTCTTAGACGGCATTGTCGTGAATGGTGTCCTATATAAAAAACCTAAAAGTGATAAATAAGCGTAGTTCTTGTGAGACTCAGTGGGGACTGGATCTAGAGGCAAGTGTTTAGTCAAACTAAGCAGATGGAATTGACGGGATTTATCGTGGGGTTCGACCCGTCCAAGAACACTTAGAAGGTTTTTTAGAGGTGCCAAATTGGCACCTTTTTTTTTCGTTTGAAATTTGTGATAGGAGTGTGTTGAATAACATCAACACTATTTACAATCCTTAACTTTTGGGGAATTAGCTGTTGACTTCAAATCAACAATAGGAGATAATAGTTGTATAAAGTAAAGGAGTAAATATGTTAGAATACAGAATCTTAGGAAACCAACCAGAACCATCATTAGTGAATGAGGGTTTAAATATCATCGACTTTGAGGTTAGATGTAAAGACGAAGAAATCTTTGCAGTAGGTAAAGATATGATTGAGCAATTTGTTGCTCTTAATCCAGAACTTGAAGGATGTCAACTTTACATTGATGATCCAATGACTGTTGGATTATATCCATCACATGACGAAAATGGTGATATGTACCACGGAGTTGATAACCCATCACCATATAACTTTGATACACTTGTTCAATCATTAGAAGAAGTTGGTTTTTATGGCAAGTTTGCATCATATAAACAAATTGGAAAAATTGTTGACCTCAAATCAATAATTTAGTATAATAGTTGTATAATTTAAAATAGTAAGGAGAAAATTATGAATTATAGTGAAAATGAAATAAAAAAAGTAAAAGAGAACAGAGCTAATTTTTATAAATTGCTTAACGCTTTTATTGTTAGTAAGGTAGAAGATAACGATGGCATCTATACAAGTGCTAAGTTATTAGATGAAGTTAGATACAGTAAAGACGCTGCTGTAAAAGAACTAAAGGACGCTTATAGAAATATAACACTTCCTTTTGGCGGTCCAATGTATAGAGACTTTGTTGACTATAGTGACAGATATTGGAACAATGTTAACAGAGCTGCTGAGTTAGGTGGATTTGTAATTCAACAAGCTAGCAACATGAGAAAG